CTGTATATAGGCGCTTCCACGTTTGGGCAGATGTTACCATCGACCCCAAATTTGGAGTCCCTATCGGCAAGGATGAACAAGGTAAACCTTATTATACCTTTGATGAAGAAGCGGTGGCAAAAGTGAAAGGAATTCCAGTTGACGAGGTCCCACCATTGACTGTAGAGCATTATCGCTTCACTTGTTACAGAGTGTTGCATAACAAGCAAACAGGCAATACCGAAGTGGGACTTATTCCGGGTAAGGCTGAACTCTCCTTTGATGAAATGTGGGATCATTTCACTTTCCAGAATGATTTCCGTAAAAAGAAGAGTGAAAACCTTGCCAACGCCATTCGCAAGGAAGCAGGAATTGAGAAACCCGCTCCGCCTCCAACAGAGCAAGAAATCATGGATGAATTTGACAGAATTTTTAATCCAGACAAATTTTTGGAAACTTTAGCAGCAGAAGATAAGTTCCAAATCAAATTGGATGAAGAATTCACAGAAGCAGAAGAAGACTCCATCTTCGGTTCTGTAGCTCATTTCTTCCAAGTTAAGCAACGCCTCAACAAGATTCGTGAGACTTTCGATGAATACAAGACATCTTGCCACGCCGGGCTATCCCGCTTGTGGCAAGGTATGCGTTCATGTGTTAGTGTTGTGAAGAACAAGTTGTTGCATGTTGCCGAATTCTTGCTCTCGTTTTTGTCGTCAGCGGCTCAGACTACTATTCAATACCTACCTAGTGTACCAACTTCCAAAATTTTAACCGGTGTATGCACAGCAGCTTTGGCATTATTTGGAGTTTGGTACACTGGCCTGTTTCGTCGCCAGTCCTCTGACAACGGCACTGCTTGGTGCAAATTTAATCGCTCGCCTGATGATTCTGATTCCCCGTGTGATGCATGTACAACCTGTAAGATACTCCAGTATCCTAAACATGGTAACATGCTGGCTCACTTTTTGGAAAGGACGGGAATCAAATCTGTTCGCGATGATTTGCTCAAACACGGTATGTCGAGGGATGAGCTTGAAGACATTCGAGAGAGAATCAGAATTGAAGTGCCACGCCCGGAAGCACAGCGTATTATTGGACAATGTCCAGTACTGCAGCTTTCCGATCAGGGCTTCGTTGCAACTACAAAAGACGAAGCTTTTAAAGTGCTTGGTAACATCTGCTGGTTCAATTGCTCGTTTTGTAATCAGGCTGCACGTCTAACATATGACTCGCAGGATGAAGAAGATTGCATTCGTTGTGCCAACGAAATTATGCAATTACAAACAACTGCCCAACGTGTGTATGAGACGCAGCCACGTTCCATGAAACAAATGAACTACGCTCAGCGGGTTTATGAATCGCAACCCGCTGTTCCACGACAGAGACAGTTCGCACAGAAAGTGTATGAGAACAATCCTAGAATGCCCCGGAATCAGCGTTTGGCACAGAGCTTAGTTGAGTGCAAGACTGAAATGCACATCGGCGCTCGCAAATATGCGCAGCGCGATCGTGTTCAGATCGAACAAACAACTCAGGTTTTGCTGAATAATTCAGTCTGGATCCAAGCGGTAGATAAGAATGGCATGTGTAGTAGGAGTAATGGCGTCTTTTTAGTAGGACGTACAATGCTAACAACTGCACATACTATTCTGAATCCTCCGCATAAAGATCCAGTGGAATATATTGTGATCCGCAATCCATATTCCACAGAGGCTGCAATAAAGATTCCATACAAGGATTGTAAGATATCGCAAGTGTTTCAAATGGACAACTCTCCAGTGGATCTTTGCCTGATATCGTTTCCACCTGTAGTCCCAAACAGACCAAAGATTTTGTCAAAGTTTCTTGGGTCAGAAGACATAGATCTACTGACTGAAGGTGATTTGACTTTCTCTGGTTTCTTTGAGATAAAAGGTAAGACGATTGTTCAGGAGAAATATCCATCTTCGTTTTCCGTTTCATCAAAGGCGACTCATTACTTCTTGCATCAACCAGGAACGTGCCCCAAAGACCAATACCAGTGCAAGTGCCCCATCAAAATTGGCAATCACATTGAGTATGATCTGGAAACTGCGAGTGGAATGTGTGGAGCTTTGCTTTCCATTTCCAATCGTATGATCCATACCAAACTCATTGGGTTCCATGTTGCTGGAGGCGCTGGCGTACTCGCATTGGGTGCTTTGACAACTCGACAGTTTCTTGAAGCTGCACTGTCTGCTCATGTCGAGCGTTTTGGCATTCCGAAATCATATTTGATTGACGGACGACTGCCATACTCTCAGTCATGGGTGGATCCTACGTGTAAAGTGTCTCTTCTGGATGCTGGAGATTGTCTGAATGTAGGGCTGGCACCTGCCCCTGCAGCACCCTCCTTGACTCAACTCGCCCCGTCCTTGGTTTTCGATAAGATCCAAAAGCATGTCACAAAGCCAGCTTTTCTCAAACCTGTTGTGGTTGAGGGAGAAGGCTTAGTTGACCCTATGCTTAAGGGTATTAAGAAAATCATGGGTGGACAGACCTATGTTGATGAAGACTTGCTCGATGCTGCTGCAAATGATGTCTTTCAAGGCCTGGGGAAACCCACAACTAAGAAGGGCATAGTGCATAGCTACGAGGAAGCAATCATCGGCATAGAAGGCGATCCTTATAAACGACCAATAAATCGCACGACTTCCCCTGGATATCCATATAATCTTACCAACAAGTCAAAAGGAAAAACCGCTTGGCTCGGCGATGGAGAAGACTACATAGTTGACCATCCGGAGTTGAAGAAAGATGTTTTGAAGTTGTTGGAGGATTCACGACAAGGTATTCGTGGGAGTGCGATCTCGATTGCGACGCTTAAGGATGAAAAGCGACCAATTGCTAAGGTCGATGCTGGGAAGACACGTGTCTTCGAAGCATGTCCTCAGCACTTGGTCATTGCCATCCGTCAATACTTTCTGGACTTCGCCGCTCACGTGATGAGAAGGAGAATTGATAACGGCATAGCTGTAGGAATCAATCCATATTCTCTTGAGTGGACGAAACTGGCCCATCACTTGCAATCTAAAGGAAATTATATGATTGCAGGTGACTTTTCTAACTTCGATGGATCTCTTCTGATGCAAGTCCTTGTTAAAATTCTGGAGAAGATAAACGAATGGTATGGCGATGACGAC